AAACTTTTATTTAAACGGGGTATCACAATCATATACATCTACTAATGGTGGTGTTGTATATGTTACTGATTCAATATCAAATAATATATTTCATATAGGTACATTACAAAGAGGTGGCGGATTAGAAACTTGGTATGAAGGAAGAATAGGGTTATTGAAATTATATAATAGAGCATTAACCTCACAAGAAGTTCTTCAAAACTATAACGCAAATAAAAGTAGGTTTGGATTATAAATAATAATTTATTATATTATATTTTACATAGAGAAGAAATGGATTAGTTATGACAGAAAAGAAATTAGAAAAACAACATGTAGAAGAGATCAATCATCTTAGAAATAAATTTTCAGAAAATAGTTCGGATATTGCATTAGCTACAAAAGAAATATATGCATTACAACAACGCATTGATCAACTTGAAACAGCACGTACACAACTATTGCAACAATTCGAATCATTGCAATCTCAAGAAACTGATCTAGTAAACAAACTCAAAGAACATTATGGAGAAGGTCAAATTGATCTTGTAAAGAGTGTATTTGTTTCTGAGTCATAGGTTTACGACATAAACAACATATTTATAAATAAAGGAAGAAAAAATGGCCGAAAGAACAGTTTCAGCTGGTGTATTTACAAATGAAAAGGATCAAAGCTTCTTAACACAGGGAGTTAGCGAGATAGGTGCTGCAATTGTAGGACCAACTGTAAAAGGACCAGCATTAATACCAACACAAGTATCATCATTTTCAGAATTTGAAAATATTTTTGGATCATATTCTGAAGATACATATGTACCATTCATAGTACAAGATTATCTTAGAAATGCCGGCGTTGTTAACATTGTACGTTTATTATACGAGGATGGATATCAATTAGATAGTGGTGTATTAGCAATCGTTGCAACATCAGCCTCTGCAGAATATGTAACACACGTACTTCATCCAACAGAAGAAATTACTACAGATGGAGCAGGATCAAATATATTTGAAAAAACTGTAGTAGAAAATGATGAGTCTGGTTCATTCAACATTAAAATATCAGGATCAGCTGCTGGCTCTGAATCATTTATTAGTGGTTCTATCATTGCTTCATCTAATAGCTACATTAGCAAAATATTTGGCAAATCGCCAAAAGGAACAGATCATCCTGCATATGTTATTTATGAAAATGATTCTGCATCGTCTTTATTTAATAATTTAGGAGATGTAACAGTTAAAGTAGAACCAATTACATCATTTGTAAATACATCAGATTATTCTACAGCAGCAACGCCATGGATTACATCACAAAAAGTTTCTGGAATTGCAAAGAATTTGATCAAGTTTCATACATTGTCTCACGGAACATCAACTAACCATGAAGTAAAAGTTGGTATTCGTGATATTAAAACTGCAGCAGAAATTGCTGATCCAAACGGATATGGTACATTTACAGTTGAAGTACGAAGAGTAAACACAAGCAATATTTTAAATTCGCCGTATTCATCAGCTGATACAGACAAATCACCTGACACAGTTGAATCATTTACTAATGTAAATTTAGATCCAGACTCTCCTAGATACATTGCTAGAGTAATTGGTGATAGATACAGAACAATTAATGCAGCTGGTAAAATTATTGATAATGGTGATTATCCAAACTTATCTGAATTTATTAGAGTAGAAGTTGCAGCCGGTGTATCAAACAAAACAAATTCTAAAGAATTAATACCATTCGGATTCAAAGCATTGTTATCACCAATTTCAACACCATCAGGAAGTGTTCAATTAGAAGCAGCTGCATACCGAACATCACAAGTTGTTAGTGATATTTTCAGCAACAAGTATTATTTTGGATTTAATTTCGAAGACACACATAACTTGAATTATCTTGCTCCGACTCCATCATCGGGTTCAACTGTAGGCAATAATGCAGACTTTTATCTTGGAGATGTATCTCAAGATGCAAGTGCAGGTTTTCCATCTTCAGCACCATATAGTGGTTCATTGGAAACTGTATTAACTGCTGGAACATTCAAGGATAACATCAGTTTAAATACACGTAAATTCGTTGTACCATTCCAAGGTGGGTTTGACGGAGCTAAACCAAATTTACCAAAAAATTCTGGAGCAAATATTACTGCTGCTAATACATTTGGGTTTAAATGTAATACTTCAACAAGCACAGGAACAACATCATATAAAAAAGCATTTGGAGCCCTAAGCAATACTGATTATTTTGATATTAATATGCTCATTACGCCAGGTATCATTGACTCACTTCACCCTGCAGTTACATCTGCGGCTAGAGATTTAGCAGAAGATAGACAAGACACATTCTATGTAATGGATAGTGTAGGATTGGGTGCTTCAGTTAATACAGTAGTAAATCAAGTTAATTCAATTGATTCTAATTATACTGCAACATATTACCCATGGGTGAGAGTTATTGATGTTAGTAGAAACAAACCGGTTTGGGTTCCACCATCAGTAGTTGTACCAGGAGTATTAGCATTTAATGATTCAGTATCAGCACCATGGTATGCACCTGCAGGCTTGAATAGAGGTGGTTTAACACAAGTAACTGATGTATATAATAAATTGACTCAGGCTGAAAGAGATGAACTATATTTAGCTCGTATTAATCCTATAGCATCATTCCCTAATCAAGGAATTGTTATTTGGGGTCAAAAAACACTTCAAGCACGTCCTTCTGCATTAGACAGAGTGAACGTAAGAAGATTGCTTATTACGGTTAAGAAGTTTATTGCATCTGCTACTAGATATTTAGTATTTGAACAAAACACAAATGAAACAAGAACAAGATTCTTAAACATTGTGAATCCATATCTAGATACAGTTAAAAGACAACAAGGATTATCAGCATTCCGAGTAGTAATGGATGATACTAATAATACAGCAGACTTAATTGATCAGAATATATTGTATGGACAATTATTCCTTCAACCTACAAGAACAGCTGAGTTTATTATATTAGACTTCAACATTCAACCAACAGGAGCTTCATTCCCTGAATAATAGTTAAACATGTAAAATAAAAGGTAGGGTTTTGGCTCTACCTTTTTTACTGTTCATCATATTTATAATAAATTACGGAGAAAGTAAATGGCAGAACTATTAGACCAAAATAGATTTTATGATAAAGCATTTGATTGGGAACCAAAGCACGCCAATCGTTTCATCTTAGAAATTGCAGATATTCCAGCATATATTATTAAAGCAGCTGCAAGACCTTCATTAACAAATGGAGAAATTGTGTTAGATCACATCAATATTGACCGAAAAGTAAAAGGTAAAACAAGATGGAATGACATATCAATTACATTGTATGATCCAATTGTACCATCAGGAGCACAAGCAGTAATGGAATGGGTAAGACTTCATCATGAATCTGCTACTGGTAGAAATGGATATTCTTCTCAATACAAAAAAGATTTAACATTCAAAACACTTTCAGGTCCAGGCGAAATTATAGAACAATGGGAAATATACGGAGCGTATATTTTAGATGCTAATTTCGGAACTATGGATTGGGGTACAGATGAAGCAGTTCAAATCGAATTAACATTGAAATATGATTGGGCATTATTAGACTTTTAATTTAATGATGGAGAGCTTTATAGTTCTCCATTTTTACTGTTTCAAATATTTATTAATAAAATAGTTACGGAGATAAAATGGCAAAATTGACAGAACAATACGACAACGAAACTCTTAAATCGTTAGCTAAATCACATTATGAACAAAAAAGACGTTCTAAGGTTCCGACTGAAATAATTGATCTTCCATCACAAGGCAAAGTATATTCAGAATCTAGTCCGCTACGTGAAGGCAAAATAGAAATGCGTTACTTGACGGCTCGGGATGAGGATATATTAACTACACCATCATTCATTACAGAAGGAATTGTGTTTGATAAATTATTAGATGAAATAATAATAAGTCCAGTTAAATCAAAAGACTTAATTAATTCTGATAAAGATGCTTTGATAATAGCAGCACGAATACTTTGTTATGGCTCGGATTATGAAGTAACTGTAAAAGCCCCATCAGGTAAAATGGTTGAACGAACAGTGAATTTGGGTAAACTAAAACCATTGCCATTTGAATTACACTCTAACAGTCAAGGTGAATTTGAATATGAAACAAAGTCAGGTACTAAGCTTTTATTCAAATTTCCAACAACAGAAAAAACTGATAAAATAACAGAATTACTTGCAAGTTATATTGTTGCTGTTGATGGCGAACGGGATAGAAGTAAAATCATGGAATATATCGAATATGATATGTTAGCATTTGATTCTCGAGAATTTAGAAATTATATTGCAAAGCACCGTCCCGGATTAAATTATGAGTATGAATTTGAAGGTGAAGACGGAGGCACCTTCACTGCAATGTTTCCAATTACATCAAAACTTTTTTGGTCTTGATGCAGCCCATCGAGCCATATTACACAACAATCTTTTTGAATTAGTTTGGTGGGGCGATGGACGTTGGACATTGAATGATGTATATGAAATGTCAGTTCCGATGCGAAGATTTTGGGTTAAAAAACTCAATGAAAAACTGAATCCGCCTAAATCACCTAAACCAAAAAAACAACCTAAAGACAAAATTGCAAAACCTGATATTCCGTATATTTATAATAAATCGGGTAAGTGATGACTGAAAAACAAATTGTACAAAATTTACGTAAATTGCCTAGAGTAAGCAACGACTCGCAAGCTCAAAAAGCTAATATCGACCAAAACTCAGACTTTACTAAAATTATCAACGAGAAATCTAAAGAGATATCAGACGCTCTTGATAGTATTGCTAGTTCAGCAGGTATCAATGTACTATTAGGAAATATACAAAAGCTTGGATCTGCACTTAGTACTACAGCTAAAGACAGTCTTATATTTGATAAAATATATGGTGGTTTAACAAAAACATTAGGTGTAACAAGCAAACAAGCTACGCAGCTAGGCGTTTCATTAGCTAATGCGGCTCAAAAACTTAATATTGGTCAAGTACAAGCAACAAAGTATCTATCATCATTCCAAAAGATATTACCAGGTTATTCTAAAATAATCACACAAAATGGAACTGTCGCAGAATCATTTGTTGATATACAAACTGCATTACAACTTAATGCTGGATTATCAGAAGAAGCAGCTGCAAGTGTTACACTGTTTGCAGGAGCTGTAGGTGGTGATGCAAAAAATGCATTATCAAGCATAGCAACTATCGGCAAAGAAATTGAAAAGTCTACCGGTATCGTTGGTGCACAAAAACAAATACTTCAAGGTATTGCTAATGCAGGAGCTTCAGCACAATTGCAATTCGGTCGTATTCCTGGTGCATTAGAATTAGCAGTACTTAAAGCTAATCAACTCGGCTTTAGCATAAAAGACTTATCAAACATCGGAAATAATTTATTAAACATTGAACAGTCTGTTTCAGATGAATTAGAATATCAATTATTATCTGGCCAGAAACTTGTTAAAAATGGTCGTAGTTTAACAAATGAATACCGCCAAGCATTTTTAACAGGCGATGCAGATAAACAAGCAGAAACATTGCAAGAAATTATTTCATCACAAAAAGATGTACTTAAAAACAATGTATTAGCTCGACAGCAACTTGCGAAAACATTGGGCATTCAAGAAGATGAATTGTCAAAAGCTATTCAATTGGAAGAACTTCGCAATGAACTTCGCTTAGACGGCGTTACGCAAAGTGGCGAAACATTCCAAGATTTATTTGCAATGGATCGAAATGAATTTTTAGCTAAAATAGAATCTGATACAGACTTAAAAAAGAATCAAAAAGCACTAGTTGACCAATTTGATAAAAATTTAACCGAGTCTGAAAGAATTGATTTAACACTTGATAAAATTTATACAAATGGAATTTTACAAATTCTCAAGAAGATGGGTGGAGCTGAAATAGAAGCGGCTAAAGAAAAGGGTAAAAAAGAAAAAAAGAGTCAAGAACAAATAGAAAATGAAATAACATCTATTATTGCAAACCAAGCAGCTAACACAAACGATGTAAGCAAATTAATCAAAGGAATTGATACAGCAATAACTGGACAAGATGGCGTATTTGCCAAAGTACTTGATATACTTCCAGAAAAATCAATAGAAATAGCCGGAAATGTTGCTCTGCTAACAAAAACATTACAGCCGCTCATTGGTCCAGTTACGAATCTTTTACCATATGGTAAAGAAGCTGTAAATAAAATTGCGAGTCTTGGAACCGCAAACTTTTCAGCTGATATTGTAAGTGTATCACCTAGTGCTAAAATACAAGATGGTATCATAAGTGATGGACGCGTAATAGAAAACATCAATGAGGATACCATAATGGCTTATAGACCTGGTGGAGAAATAGAAAGAGTTGAAAAGAAAATACAACAGAATACTGAAAACAGAAAAATGAGTTCTAATGCATCAATTGATTATAACGCTCTTGCAACTGCAGTAGCAAGTGCAATGAAACAAGTTTCAGTAAATGTTAATATGAATACTAAAGCAATGGCAAATGCAATTGAAACTGAAATATCAATGAATCAATATCAAAGGATGGCATAATGGCACTATTTTCACCGACGAATACATACAGTGATTTTTTAAAAAACAGATTGTTGCCAACTAATCCTCCTCCATACATACAAGGAAGTGTTACTACACCATTTTCAAAACCACCTTTTATAGGCACGCCGGCTGAAAAGGGTATATCATCCGAGCAAGGAAATATTTTATCTAGACCTATAGGGTTGAATGCATCAGAATTGCAATTAGATAAATTAGACAATCAGTTTAATTTTCAAACATCATATCAAGGAAATATTTTATCTAGGCCTGTAGGGATAAATGCATCAGAATTGCAATTAGATAAATTAGACAATCAGTTTAATTTTCAAACATCATATCAAAATTATGCTGATGCTTCAAATAAAAGTATTGAAGGTAGATTTGATGTAAGAACTGATGTTAAGCGAGTATTAAATATAAATACTAAAAAATCATTGATTTCTCAAAAAGATGCAGGAAACACTTACTATGAAAATTCTAATAGATTGCTTTCGACAGTAAATTCAAATACCTTCAAAACATCTATAGAACCAGTAGTCTCAAACAATACAAATGTTCAGCCAATATTGCAACTGGCACGAGTAGGTGGCGCAATTGCAAGTGTTGGACTTAATTCAATTGCTCCGCAACTTGGTCAATTAGGTGGCTCTGCACTTTCTGTAATTACAGAACCGAAACAACAATATTCAACACTTCCATATGATAAACTTACAACTAATATCAGAGGTATTGGATTTATACCATATTTAGACTTTCGAGCTCGAAAAGATGTTACATCAAGACGATTAGATGGGGCAAGCGCTGCGACGAGAGGCGGACGTAAAGATTCGTTAATCAGCGGATTATATGCAGCTGAATCTGTTTTAGAAACTGGCCCATACATACAATTCAATAGAGATGCATGGTTTGGCTTCGGTTCACATGGTGATCCTAACGCATTACGAAAAGACTTTACTGCAGAAACAGAAGTTGCAAGTATATGGGAATTATCGGGTTCTGGCGGTTGGTTTAGAACAAAAAATCCAATAAGTAGAGCAACACCATTCCGCGGTGATCGTGTTTCTGTAGTAGATTTTGGGCAACGTAAACGAGAAGACATATATCAATGGAAACCACCATTACAATCCGAACCTAAAACATTAGCAAAAACGTTGGGTGCCATCGGCCGAAATACTAGAGATTTTATAAAATTTTATTTTACTGGCCCAAAAATGTCTAATGGTTCTAATCAACAAGATGATGTGTTCGTGTTTCGTGCAGCTATAACTAATCTTTATGATTCTTTTAATGCATCATGGAATCCAGTACAGTTTATAGGACGTGCAGATAAAAATTATCAATATGGCGGATTTGAACGTTCGGTTAATTTAGATTTTACGGTATACGCAACAGATAGAGATGAAATGAAACCAATTTGGAGAAAACTTAATTATCTTGCAAGTTATACAGCTCCAGAATATTCTTCAGGTTCACTTGCACTAGTTGCGCCATATATAAGAATTACTATAGGAGATTTATTTGTCCATCAACCAATGGTGATACAACAACTTACATATTCATTAGCATCAGGTGATTCTTCTTGGGAGATTAATATTGAACAAGATCCAATGATGATGCAAGCTCCACATCGTATTGATGTTTCAATGGGTCTGGGTGTAATAACCGATTGGTTACCAGAAAAAGGTGGTAATATGTATTCTCTTGCAAAACAGTATCACGATTCAGCAGTGCCGAAAGCAGGAAATGATAATTGGTTATCAGACTCAAAAACAATTAAAAGACAAACAGAACAAGTATTATTAGATTCATCGAATAGCGATAGTAAAAATAGTGTGTCGGATTTGCCAAATGTTCCAGAACAAGAATTCGAAAGGTTTTTGTAACATGAAGAGATTTTCAAAATGATTTAGAATAAGCAGCACCACCTATTGAAAATTAAGTAGAAAGTAAATTATGCCAAGTAGATACGCAACATCAAGAGAAATTCGAGATAACAACGGCAAACGTAGAGCCAATACTACATTGATACCAGTTGTTCCAATATCTGAATCAGATACATATATAAGAACTGTTACAGATGAACGTTTAGATTTATTAGCATATCAGCTGTATGATGATGCAACACTGTGGTGGATAATTGCTGGAGCAAATGGATTAGGGAAAGGATCATTGCACGTGCCGGCAAATACCAGATTAAGAATACCAAGTGCAAACAACATAACCGATTTAATAACAAGTAAAAATACATCTAGATGAGTGATATATTTTATTCACAAGTAGAACCACAAGTAGCAAAAGAGTTGCAAGCTCGTGCAGCTGCTGGCAAAAATCGCCGCAGTGATAAAGAGTTACAGTTCATTCTTGGTAAAGTTGCTAACATATCTATCGAGGCATATGAACAAGACTTTTTGTTAAGTAGTAATAGACCAGATCAACAACCAATGGAAAATGGTGTTATTGGCGGTCGTACTGTTACCAATAGCAGTTTTCTACCAACAGGTCCTAATGGGTATTTAAATAATGTTAGCAGAAGAATACCTCCCGTAATTACAGCAGGCAGCATTAGCATTTCAGATGCATCACTTGGTGCATTAAATGAAGCAACTGTAAATATTTTAGTATCAGACATCAACGGATTTGAAGACTTTGAACGAGTATTTTTGCGTCCTGGTAGAAACGTAATAATGCGTTTAGAACATCCAGAATCTGCACTATTAACAGAAAATGCAGTAATCCAAGTAAAGCGTCCAAAACGTCAGCCAGATACTGAAGCATCTTCTACTGCATTATCATATGACACAGAACTACAAAAATTAAATCAAGTTAAATTCGAAGGTTTAATTACAACATTCAATACAACATGGAATGCTGATGCTACTATCACAGTAACACTTAACATACGAGGTCGTACAAGCACATTTGCAGACATTCACATATCACAATTTTCAAATGCTGCTGAAAATGAACAAAAACAATCAACTGAATTTACAACATCAAAATTTAAATTGTATGAATCTGAGACGACAACAGATCCGCATAATCGTACTATAATTACAACGATAACACAAGATTTTGAACGAGCCCGAAAAAACCCAACAAATGGCAACTCAACAAATGGCTCCTATATCAGCGGAACAACAAGATATTTGTGGGGAGAGTTATTTCCTGCAGAAGACAACAAGAAATCAAAAAAAGAAAATTCTATATCAAAATTCATATCATTATCAACAATAATTCAAAAAATACTTGTTATTATAAGCAGTTCTGCATTAAGAGGTAATACAGCTGTTGATATAGGAGCATTACAATTATATGATCAAACCAACGGCTATGAACAACTTAAGTCTGCAGATCCAACAAGAGTTTTATTATATCAAGGAACATCCCAAGTACAATCAAGTACATATGCTGGCCGAACAGCATTGCCTTGGGTTACTCCTGTAACAGATGGGTTCGTAAGAAATGATGATGGATCCAACAGTGTTGGATATTTAGAAAATATATTTATTTCAATTACAGAATTAGAACAAATTTACAAATCTCTTGAAAAAGGTAAAACTATTACAGTTAAAGATTTTTTATATGAAATTTCTGACATAGTTAACTTTTTAACAGGCGGTGCAATTAATTTAAAGTTAGTGCCTATAACTATACAAGGTGAGCAAACGGAATTAACAGAGATCAGTTTTGATATTCTTTATTTTTTAGATTCGAATTATGAAGGCAGTCCACAACTAAAATCAAATCCTGTAGTTCCAACTAAAATTCCGATGTTTGCAAATAATGCATCGGGCACTGCTGTACGTAATTTCAATATAAAAATGCAACTACCTAAATCTGCTGCATCATTAGCATATGTACTTAATAGTGATCCTTCGGAAATTTCTGAAGAATCCGTTACACCATTTGTTTCATACATGTATGCAGATAATGAACGAAAACAACAATTAGCTAAACGATTCAAAGAACTCAATACAGTTGCGGTTGAAGAACTTGCAAATTCTGAAAAAGAATTAATGCAGGAAATAACATCTGATTCAATTAGAAGAATGATCAAAGCATTAAAACAATATTTAAAGTTTCCAACAAATGATATCAAAAGTTCAAATCAATTGGGACGTCCTATATTTGATATTGAAGCTGAATTTGAAATTGATGGTCTAAACGGATTTAGATTTGGAGATGTTTTAGACTTTGATGGAATTCCTAGCAGATATAGAAATGAAGCGGTATTCATAATATACAATGTAACTCACAATGTTAAGTCTGATGGTGAATGGATTACAACTATAAGAACTAGATTGAGAACAAAAATATTATGAGACAAAAATTAAGATATACAAAATCACAGATTCAAAATGGACTGTATACTACTGGCAAAGAATGGCAGTTAGAAGATGGTACTGAATATATTGGTCTATATCATCGTTATACTACAGGTGAAGTATATACACAAGCTGTATGGTCTCCAACAAAATCAGTTGCATTGTTTGAATATACAGAATTATCAGAAACAGTAAAAACATACAACAAATTAAAACAAATTGATGTTAATTTTCAAAGCATTCAATCATTTCGTCCGGCTGTAACTAAAGATGATACTATTATAACTAGATATTTTCTGTCAAAACAAAATGAATTTAAGATCATTGAAATAAACAAAACACAGTTTGAACTATATTCTGAATCTGAGTTAGACAATATATTATATGCTGCAGTATCAGTTCCATGGAAAGTATCAGGCAAAATACGAACTATCGATAATAACGGAGTTCTTGAAATTGGAATTTATGAACACAATATAAACTCTATTCAACAAGCAAAACACACAGTGCCAAACATCGAACGGTATTTAACAGACCCGTTAGAATTAGCAACAGATATTGAATTTGATGTTGCTGCAGATATCAATCAATAACTTGTATTTTTGAATTAAATTCATTATTATATTATTGTATGATAGTAGATGATGAGCTAGAATTAGATGCAGTACTACAGTATATACATGAGAGCAGTAAATGTCTTGTAGTTCCTGTATATACAGATCATCAAGCTCATGCTGCAGTTAATCGTATTTCATGTATTTATGTATATACTGATCAAGAAGTAGAACGCATTATTCCAATACATCATTCTGAACAAATAAGAGGCTTTTCACATCGTCTCTCCGACTTTCTCAATCTAAAAGGTATATATGTTCACGATAAAAAGAAATGGCTTATAACAGGCGGAAATGAGGACTGCTACGATGTAAAAACTCTGTGGTGGTATACTTACGGCGAAGCATATGTAGATACACATTATCATCAGAC